TCAAAGATATGTCCCGATTCACTTTCATATACATGGTTATGAGGATAAGTTGCACCGTATGCAGATTTTGGCTCTGCCCATTGACCAGTTAATGCGGTAGGAATGGTAGGAATGCGGGCATCTGCACGGGGTGTCAAAATGGTTTTGCCCAATGACTCTCCACGCGCAAGACGATTAGTATCTTGTTCTCCCAAGTAATCGTCTAACGGATATGTGCCACTTGGATCATAGAATCCACGCTCAGTATCTTTAAAGTTACCATCAGTATTTCGAGTAGGAAGACCTGCGATAGTTCCAATCACAATAGGATCTTGTGCATGAGGCCCATCACGAAAGAAACCTACAACCCATGTTCCTGGCAATAGTCCTGTAGGGGATTGTCCTTTACCGCTGATTGCTGCACTAGTGATAGGCTGCATTACTGATGCCCACGGTAAGGATTCTGTTGGAATCAATAATTTATCTTCTGAATGGAATCCATATACACGAACTCGGCAACGACCAAGTTTTAATGGATCGTTGGTGGCTTCTACTACGCCATGCCACCATACAAAGTCCATTTTTCCCATGTAATCATTGGGATTGTCAGGCATTTCATTAAGCATGATTAGAAGTCTCCACCCGCACCAAAAGTCTGAACATCAGGAATACGCTCATCATAACCATCCTTCACAAGTTCCATTTTCATTGTATAGTCACCATCACCAAGTTCATGGAGGATTGCTGTGATCATATATCGACCAGACAGATATGGGTCATACCAATCATCTTTGCCCTTAGGATCTTCTGTGCTTGGAATATCGACAGACACAATCTCACCAACTCTACGCCGAGAATCACCATTGATAACAACTGTTAAAGTATTTGTCCTAAATTGATTCATTTGCGATTGACGGCGAGTAGATACGATGTGCAGTTCATCGTTATCCTGCACCGTATCGTACTTGTATGAATGCTTTGGATAATACTTCTGATATGCCGTGACATTTTCACTATAGGTATCTGATAGTTTCGACACAAGAGGATACTTGGATATTGTTGGAATTCGATCACGATGAGTGAAATAGGTATAGACTTCGGTTTCTGCTTGCTTACCTACGATATCAAGTGCCATTGCATTGTTTCCATACACACCAGAAACCACTTCTCGCATCTTGTCTCCTCGACCACCTATACTGAAAGACAATATGTTGTAGAATTCTTTCTTGAGAAATATCTCAGCAGTTTCAGGATTTCTAGAAGTAGGAGTATGGTGATACTTAACAACACTCTCCTGTTTTTTCAAGAAAGAAAGAGGCACAAATTGATATTGACCATCTAGACTTTCAAAGAAGACATAGTCACAGGCTTCTGGCATAACTTCTGCTGAAGATCTTTTAGCAAGCCAACTAACCGTATACATTGGATTCCAATTGGGTACGATAATGTTTCTATTTCCTAATGTAGGGCAAGCGTTGACTGGTACACCAAAAGTATCTTGCATGATTGCTACTACCATGTCACTATACGGCATATCATTAAATGCTCTTGATATTCTTAATTGAGAATTCTGATATACCGTAGGAGATACAAATTCAAGACGGATGAGTGTACTTCCATCTCCTTGCATCTTTACTTCACTTGCTACCTTGTAAATAACAAATTCCTTAGTAAGAAATGTGTTTTGAGTATCTTCTCCTGGCGTAGCAAAAGTAATCTTTAGTTTTTCTCGTCCTGTGATTTGCAGATATCGAGACAAATTCAAAGCATCAACTAAGACTATAAATCCCGACAGTCCGTTTGCAAAGATATCCTCGTAGATGTTCATGGAAATAAACTGCGAACGAACATCAAGTATTGCACCTGCTGCTGATTCAATAGTAATAGAATCAATGAGTACATCACCAGGATTGAGAATTTTGAAATTAGGTATTGCCATTTTTATTCAAACAAGGATCGGAATTGAGTAACAATTGAACTCATGAAATCTGGCTTAATTACTCGAATAGAACGCTTCTTGTCGTTATCTTTGAATTCCTGCGTTCTATTTGATATGGCAAGTGTTTCAACAAATTCAATGCCAGAAACATATCGATTGAGAACTGATGATGGATTTAATGGATCACTCGGAGGACCGTTTCGTGGATCAAGAACATTACCATCACTATCTTCAAAATGATTGACTCCATATTCATGGGGAACTATCTTTGAGAATGCAAACAACTTTGAGGTATCCCCATCAATATAAATGCGAGCAAAATCATCAGTTGAAAGCGGAGAATCAATAGTAGAATCAAACAATGAAGCCTGTTCTCCACCTATTACTATACAGTTATAAGTTGGATCCCAATTGATTATGTTTGCAGTAATCGTAGTACCATCAGTCAATATCTGACTTATTGTGGTTGCACCTTTAAGCACGGTGGTATCCTGCAACTGAAATGTATTTGGAATTCTTGCTGAATCAGGATAGTACAACGCATAACCTTTGTACTTTGCCTGTAATTTACTTTCAAGTTCAGCAGAAGATAAAGGCCATTCAAATATTGGATCATGAATTTCATTGAACATCAAGATTGTCCAATGCAAATCGGTACGATCATATATTCTGTGAGAGAGGGTCTCTGGTCGTTCGCCATCTTGAATTTCATAGGGCAACGAGGTCAATGCTGAATTCTTGAAATACTCATTGATTTTTGCACGAACAGTAATATCCTTGACTGTAATTACTTTGGTAAAATCAGTAGGATCGTTTATATACGAAATAGATGGAAAGTATGTAAAGTATGGCATAGGTTAGAAGCCTTGATCTATTCTTTCCTGTGTAAGGATTTCGAGTTCACTGAAACCAATAGACAATTCAATCTTAGTTGGTGCTGCGCCTACCTCATCTGGCTTAAATGTGGTAAAGGGATTGGTTCCATACTTCACCGTAATGTCTGTCAGCGCACAACGAGCAATTCTAAACAGATAAAGATTTTCTCTATCTGTGTTGACATAGGTTACTCTGAATTCTGCGGGAAAGTCTAAGAAACGACCACCAAGAGCGCGAGATGGAAGAGCATATCTCTTGAGTGTTCGTATAATTGCATATACTTCTTCGACTTCTTTTTGGCTTCTTGGCATAAATTCAAAGGCATATGTGAAGGATCTTCTATCAACACTTTCAAACAGTTGCAGCATAAATGGATTTTTTGCCTTCCTATGCTGACCTGCTTCGACTAATTGCTCAAGATTAGTCTTGCCTTCAAGTCCCATATTATCTCCAAGTGTGTCAAGTTTTTCGCCAAGTTCTTTGACTACATTCATAGCCATTTGCTTGCTTATGGCTTCCGATGCTGCCTTTGTAGACTCATCCATACCACCATTGGTAGCCATACTTGCGAGATTCTTTACTCCACCCTGAACCAGAGTTGACATTTGACCAATCTTTGTAAAATCAGCCTCTTTGTAAGTTGCTTTATACGAAGTCTCAATACCGTTTCCTGGCATATACAGACAGATTGTCTTATTTGCTCGTTTCATGGATCCTGCAATTCCAAGAGCCTCTTGAACAAATCCCTCTTCTCCTTTTCCAAGAGTCTCAAAATTTTGCCCTCCTGCCTTTATTACTTGTGACAATGTATCTTTGGCAATTCCCGAGGTAATAAAATTTGCACCTTTCAGTACTTTTCCGACATTTCCCCCTTTTACTGGATCGAAAAAGTCTTTTCCACCAAGTAAACCAGCGATTGCTATTGCCTCTGGTAATAGGGTTTTGGCGGCACCTATTACAGATGCGGCTTTCTTGGATAAGGCAGATTTGGATTGCGCTTCCGAAGCAAATATGGGTTTTGTACTATGCTCCCCGTGAAGCCCATGTCCCTTATTTTCAAATATGTCAATTACCATAAAGTTTTGATGTTCGGGGCTATCGCCCAAATCAAAGGGATATCTATAGAAAGATTTCTCTTCAGGAGAATAAGGTACCGCAGATGATCGACTCATATCACGATCTGCTTCACCGTCTGATGTCCCCTTAAAGGCTCTTCCGTTTCCGTATAACCGTTGGATAAAGTTGGATGATTCCAAGTTTGGTCTCCTATTATTGTTATTTAGTGTAATCTGCTAAATACAAAATTGAGGAGAACTCCTATTTCTAAAGGCAGTTACAAAGGTTTCTATACCCCATCTAATCCGCACAAATATAGCGGTGATCCGAAGAACTGTGTCTATCGGTCGCTATGGGAAAGGCGGTTCATGGTTTTCTGTGATAATAATCCCAATGTGGTGGGATGGTCATCTGAGGAGGTAGTGATTCCGTATCGATCTCCGTTTGATAATAAGATACATCGCTATTTTGTAGACTTTTGGATCAAGACCAAGACTAAGGAAGGGGTGGAGGAGAACACCCTGATTGAAATTAAGCCGAAAAAGAAGACCATACAGCCCACAATGCCCTCGGGCGTGGGTGCGCGGGTGAGTAGAGGAAAACTAACCGAAGTTAGGGATTGGATGGTCAATAGTGCCAAATGGGAGGCTGCGCGGGAGTTTTGCGCGGATCGCAAGTGGAAGTTTCAAATTCTCACAG